CCGTACTAAGGCAGAGATGGCAGCAGCTAAGGCAGCTGAAGAAGCTGCAATGCAGATGGAAATTTAATATAGCTTATGTGCTACTGTAGCTCAGCTGGTAGAGCAACTGATTCGTAATCAGTAGGTCGCAAGTTCAAACCTTGTCAGTAGCTCCATTGAAAAACCGCCTAGGAATGGTATTTCTGGGCGTTTTCTTTTACCCAAAAATCAATCAGTAGGTAGCGTTTTGGTTGCAATGTGGTTCAACTTTTTTCGGTTGTTGAGGGCAAAGCAAGGCAAGATGCGGCAAGAATATCTTCATGATTGCCGTTTCCTAAACTGAAAACTTTCTCTACAAGCGATGGCATTTGGCTGTCATAGCCGGGAATAGCATGACCATAGAGGTTTAATGTGTGGCTAGGGCGAGAATGCCCCAGACGCTTTGCTACTTCCAATATAGGCACACCTGCAGCAAGCAGCATCGACGCATGAGTGTGGCGCAGACAATGAAATTTCCTGTAAGGGATTCCTGCTTTCTTCAATATCCGCTTCCATGTCTTGTCAATGTTGGTGGTTAAGCACGGATTGCCTTTGGCGTTTCTGATGATTTCTTCGTCTTTAAGCGCATACGCCGCTTGATAAAGCTCTGCCATTATATTCTTCGGCAAAGGAATCCGTCTGTATCCTGCTTTGGTCTTTGGCGGTTGGAGTTTTGCTACGCCATTAACTTCCACTAGGCTTTTATTGATTTTTATAGCGTCTCCGTCTAAATCCTGTGGCGTTAGGGCCAATATTTCTCCCATCCGGCAACCAGATGCAATGGCAACGGAAATAAGCAGATGGTGTCTGCGAAGTCTTGCGTCGCTGTCGATGGTTTCCATAATTATATTCAGCTCTTCGGGAGAGAAAATCTCTACTTCTTTTGGCTCAGGCTTGAGCACTTCTACCCCAGCCATGAAGTCTTTTTCTATCAGCCCTGTTGCAATGGCTTTTTTGGACGCACGGCAAAGCAGTTTCACCAATCTGTCTTTCATGCCGTCTGTCATGTCTGAGTTGTTGATATAAGACTGAACTGCAATGGGTGAAAGTTTTTGCAGTTCTACGTCTGCCAATGTTTCATTGATATGCGCGGCGGTATTGGCATAGTTCAAGAAGGTCTTTTCTCTCACTTTAGATTTAGCAAATACGCTGAGATACTGCAAAATCCATGTCCCTAGAGTCATGTCACTTTTCGCAACATAATTACCCTTGATGTATTTTGCTGCCATGCTCAAGCGCCAAGCGTTCGCCTCCACTTCCGTGTCGAACCTTTTGTGCGTTCTGTGACCTTGTGGGTCGGCGACGGAAGCGTGCCATTTGCCTCTGTTTGTTTCGTAATATATAGAGCCTTCTCGATATTTTGTCATAATTTTTTCTCCTTTCTGACAAAAACCGCGCTCAAACCCCCTTGTTTCTTATCCTATGGTTCTGTTAAAATATAAGTGTGAAGTTCATTCGGCATATCTCCATTTGGAGTCACAATCCCTTCTTTCTTTATTTATAGTGTTTGCAAAAAGGCCTCCGTACACCGGAGGCCTTTTTGTTTTTAATCTTTATTTATTCCCCCACGGAAAAGGTTTGCCGTATATAGTATTATCGTAAATAGCTCGTAAAATATAGCTTATTTGAGAACGCGATTCGCTATAATCTATCGGATGCCATTGTTCGGACGGAGCGTCCATTGACGTTGTATTGCCATTAGCTTGAACGGTAATAAACCTTCTTGGACATTCCAACCCGCAACAAAGGTCTTCTGTTGCGTAAACTCTCATTTTTAAGCCTGTTTTTCGACTATAAGTCATAGTCCAGAAATTTATTAATTCGTGCTCGGTTTTGAAACACTTTATATATTGCACGTTTAAGTAATAAGCACCTTCTGGATTATCATAAATTGGGAACCATTGTCCACCATTATAGGCTGCAAACGAAATATTGCAAAAAGAAAGCAGGACAACTATCCCAAGCATAATCTTTTTCATCACAAACACCCTCCTTATGGCCGACAAACTTTGCATGGAACCATGCCATAATTGATAGCTTCGTCCCGACTATCAAAATAAATGCGATTGGATTCCCACATCTTGTGCTCCCACTGGCAGCCTTGGTAATGAAATTTATAGCTTTTCAAGTTGCCGACATAGACGTTGGCTAATACTGGAGCGGCAACCACAAGCATTGAGAAAATCAATGTAAGTATTAACGCTAACTTCTTCAATTACAACACCTTCTTAATAAATCTCGTCCATTTTTTCTTGAAGTTGCATGACATAACCATTGAGAGTATCTACCGTGTCGTCCAGAGATTTTACTTTTCTTTCTAGTTTAGCAATGGTTTTATTTTGAGCATCAATTTGCTGCTGTAAACTTGATACTTGACTGAAATGCACTCCTATTACGGTTGCAAGGAGAATTGCAAAGATAATATCCAGCTTTCTCATCAAAAATCCCTCCCATACAGTCTGCAACTGCCTCGATTCCGAGACGGTTGCACTCGTTTTGGACTTCTATGACAGCGACACGAGCGCAACGGCTTGATTTATACGCTTCTTCATAGCAGTTCACTTCAAACAGCTAAAAAGCATTGACCGTTCTCCAAAATGGAGTGCGGTCTTTTTTATTGCGGCTTGTCATCATTTGGCTTTTGCTCACGTCGGCTACCGTCGGGTGAGTAGACAGTCAAAAAGGGCGCGTTTCCTCGACCAACAGTAGCCGTAGAATGCCGATAGCTACCATTCTTGATTTCGAGGACAGTTCACAAAACAATTCGTGAGCAATAGCCTTTTGATGCAGTTCTTCGTCAGTCGTCATTGTTTTCGCCTCCTTCGTCTTTAATTTTATGGAGCTGCTGCTCTACCATCTCTTGAACGTCAATGCCTTGTGCCTTGAGGCTTTGGGACATAAGCAAGTAAGCAACAGACATAAGCTGAGTTTTCGACTGTTCATCAAGGCTATCGTAAACGCCAAGGAGTTTTTCGTGGTCGCTCCTTACGGCAAGTTTGCTGTTGTTTGGTTCTTCCTTTGGATATAAATCTGGAATCGTAGTCTGCTCGATTACATTCCTGCCAAGAATGTAATCAATGCTTGTGCCAAAGAAATCAGCCAGTTTGACCAAGTTGTCGTAATCAATCTGAAAACGGTCTGTTTCCCAACCAGATAATGTTGGCTGGGCAATGCCCAAACTGGAGGCTAATTCTTTTTGCGTGATTCCAAATGAACGACGTAATTCTTTTAACCTGTTCGGCATGACTCTTTCCTCCCCAATTCCCTTATCCTTAAATATTGATTATTTCAATATTATGGTATCGAAAAAATCAATTTTTGTCAATAAACAGTGTTGACAAATCGAGAAACTCAATATATAATATACACATAAATTGAGTTTCTCAATAAAATCATCAAGGAAGGGGGAGAGATATTGAGTTTCAAAATAATGCGAATCAAGGCTGGCTTCACCCAACCTCAGGTATCAGAAGCTCTTGGCATTCCGCAATCAACAATCGCTTGCTGGGAGACAGGCAGGGCACTCCCAAGGGCTGATAAACTCCCTGCGTTAGCGAAACTGTTCGGCTGCACGATTGACGAGCTACTAGATGTTCCAGAAAAGGGAGTTGTACAGTGTGATAGACAATAAATTTTCTATGATACTTGGAGCGAAGCGGTTAAAGATAACCGACGTAGCAAAAAACACTGGAATATCCAGAACAACGCTCACCAATTTATACTATGACCGCAACGCAGCTATATCGCTGGATACACTAGATAGGTTATGCAGTTACTTACAGTGCGGTATAGGAGACTTGTTTGAATACAAGCAAAATGACGAGCTGCTGAAAGGAGAGGAGTAAATGGAGCAATTAGAAAGTTACATCCAATACTGTTTGGACGAGGAATTTATGTCAGATAACGACAAAGAAAAAATCGCTCAACGAATCAAGGAGATTTGCAAGCAACTTGATGGGTTGAGCGAAGGCGAAATGGAACTGGTGAAAAATGTAATTGAAAAATTGAAAACAGGTTACTGTTTTTTCAAGATTCCTGACTGAGATATAAACTGCTCTATTTTGCCATAAGCGAATTGATAGTGTTCTAAATATTCTTCCACGCTGGCGTGCTTAGAAAACCTAGAGTGCAGATAATCCATAGTCATTTCGTGAACTTGTTGTTCTTTATCCAAAATAATCACCTCGGTTCTGTAATTAATATTATAGCACAGAGGGTTAAGAAAGAAGGTAATGCGATGAATGAATTAAAGATTTTTGAGAATCCTGCGTTTGGCAAGGTTCGAGTAGTGGAGCAGGGCGGTGAGCCTTGGTTTGTTGGTAAAGATGTAGCGGAGATTTTGGGGTACAGTGATTTAAACAAAGCTGTTGCAATGCACGTCGATGATGATGATAAGAAACTCAACGACAAAACGTCGCCGAGTTTTGGACAACGCGGAACAACGCTTATCAACGAAAGTGGTCTTTACTCTCTCGTTCTCTCTAGCAAGTTGCCCGACGCAAAGAAATTCAAACATTGGGTGACAGCGGAAGTTCTGCCCGCTATCCGCAAGACTGGCGGCTACATCGCTGGTAGTGAGAAGATGAGTGACGCAGAGCTGATGGCGAAAGCCGTGCTCGTGGCGCAAGCTACCATTAAAGAGCGCGATGCACGTATCAAGGAGTTGGAGAGCGACACGCAGCGCATGAAGCCGAAGGAAATCTTTGCCGATGCAGTTTCTGCGAGCGACCAAACAATTTTGATTGGTGATTTAGCAAAGCTCATCAAGCAGAATGGCCACGATATAGGCCAGAAGCGCATGTTTGAGTGGCTGCGTAATAACGGCTATTTGATTAAACGCCAAGGTGCTGATTATAACAGCCCGACGCAGAGAGCTATGGAGTTAGGCCTGTTCCGCATCAAGGAAACGGCGGTTACACATAGCGATGGCCATGTAACCGTCAGCAAGACAGTTAAGGTGACTGGTAAAGGTCAGGCTTATTTCGTCAACAAACTGCTGGGAGCAAAAGGAGCGTGAGCTTAATGGAACTCATGGGAATCAAAGAGTTTTCCGAGAGCCGCAATATAAGCGACAAGATGCTGCGGGAGCTTATTAAGCAAGGCAAAGTCTCTGCCGGAAGATATGGCAGAAAGTGGTTTCTGGTAGCGGACGTTGTTGACCAACAACTGAAAGAAATGTTCGCACCAACCGCAAAGCAGGACAAGGTGCAGAACATAAGGAAAGGGCGCTATCAGAGCGCACTTAAAGCGCTATTGGATTGAAGGGGTGGGGAAACATGAAAACGCTGCTTAAAATTGCGGCTGTCGGAATCTTGGCACTGCTGGTTAGCGGATTCGATACCGACTATCTTGCAGATAAAGAGAAACCGACATATCGCAAGATTTGCCATACTGTACAAAGTGGCGAAACGCTTTGGGAGATTGGCGAAAGATATTACGATGGCAGTAAACCGTTCGATGAGTTCATGCACGAACTGAATAAAGCTAACGGCTTCGGCATCAGTAAGCGGCAATACTTGCAGGTTGGCGAAACAATCATTGTAAAGGTTAAGGATGAGGGTGATGGGACACCAAAGCCTTAACCCTGCCGACTTCCCTGAGAATTGGTACGCACTGTATGTCAGCATTGTAAAAGGTGTGAGCATTAACGGGGCATTAGAACTCATGGGAGCGAAAGAATCTTATAAATCGGCAGAGCGCCGCAAGCTGCCGGAAAAGATTCCGATAAGCGCTATAGAAGGTGAATCATACTACTTTCTTAACGTAGTATGTGGAATCCAACAAAAAGATTTAAGTTTACTTATCAATATTCCGGTGGGGCTAATCTCAAAAAGAGTTTGCCATTGCCGGAACAGTTATAAAAAATCTAAGGAGGAACAAACGAATGAAAGAAACTAACGAATTAGTCATCCATGCCGCTCTTGTTGACGGCAAGCATCTGGAATTTAAGGTTAATGTGGATGCAGGAAATGAGGATTTGGCGAAAGTCTTTGCTGGCCTCGTATTCACAGTAGCACAAGGAATGAAGCAAAGTCTTATGGAGAATGGGCTTGATTCCGAAGATGCTAACAATGCAACTTGGGGACTGCTTGATGCAGCGTTTGCAACCGCGAAATATGACAAGGGGTTCGCAAGGATGATGAACCATGAACACGAAGCCGAGAAGTCTAAAGACGAAGGCATTGCAGTTATCACCATTGGAAAAGGCGAGCCTGTTCCAGAGGATTGGCCCGAAGGTCTGAAACGAATCATTGAAGCTATCCGTTCGGACGCGGAGGATGACAAAGAATGAGTACAACAATGCTTATGACCGCAGCCGAGATACAGGCAGAGGGCGGCAGAGAGAAGTGGTTAGAGCTACGCACCACAGGCATTGGTGGTAGCGATGCTGGTATTATTGTGGGCGTTAACACCTACAAGTCAAAGTTCCAACTTTGGCAGGAAAAAACCAGCCAGACCGTAGCATCTGAGATTAACCTCTTAGATGAAGTCAAGGAACGCATGGAGTGGGGCAACCGTTTGGAAGAGCCGTTGGCTCAGTGGTTCCAAGACAAAACAGGCAAGAAGCTCCGTCGTTGCGGCATGGTTCGCAGTGATGAGCACCCATTTATGATTGCCGACGTTGACCGCCTTGTTGTGGGTGAGAACTCCATTGTGGAGATTAAGACCACGGCGGGGTACAACTACGACGAATGGGCTGACGATAAAGTGCCACCTTCTTATCTAGTGCAAGCCTTGCACTATATGGCGGTAGGCAACTACGACAAATGCTACTTTGTCTGCCTCTGTGGCGGCCAGAGAGCTGTTATCCGTGAGTTTGAACGTGACGATGATGAAATCAACGCTCTTGTCGAAGCGGAGAAAGACTTTTGGGAGAACTACGTTGTCCCTCGTAAAATCCCCGAGGTAGATTACAGCGATAGCTGCACCAAGGCTATTGAGAAAATGTATCCGGGTGGGGATAAAGAAGTCATGCCGATGAGCGGCGAGTGGGAGAAGCAATGTGAGCAAATCAAAGAGCTTGAAGCCCAGATTACCGAAATCAAAAAGGTGATTGACGAAAAGAAAAACAAGCTCCGCTTGGAGCTTGGCAATTCAGAGAAGGGCGAGTGCGGCGACTATATCGTCAGCTACGGCATCCATAACCGTGCTGTGTGGGATAACAAGGCTTTTGCTGAAGATTATCCCGAACTATCTCAGAAGTACCGTCGGCAGACGCAATACCGTATGTTGACGGTAAACCTTACAAGACAAGCTAAAAAACGTAGAGCTAAAGAAGTGGAGGACGAATAATAATGGTTAGCGCAAAGGGTTTAATTACAAAACAAAAAGAGCAAGCTGTGCAGTCAGCTCCTAAAGCTGGCGTAGCACTCTTGGATGCAATGTTCAAACAGGACAGCGTACAAGCCAGATTCCAACGTATGCTCGGCAAGAAGGCACCGGGTTTCATCAGTTCCGTGCTTACTGTAGTGTCTCAGAACAAGCTCTTGCAGAACGTAGATATGCGTACCGTGCTGAGCGCAGCATCCATCGCAGCAAGCCTCGACTTGCCAATCCTGCCGTCCCTTGGCAGAGCTTGGATTGTGCCCTATAAGGGCGTTGCGCAATTCCAAATCGGTTATCTCGGATATGTCGAACTGGCTCAACGCAGCGGCCTCTATAAATCCATTAACGTAAATACCGTCTATGAGGGCGAGGTTGTTAAATGGAATAAGTTCACTGAGGAACTGACCTACGGCGAGCAGGAAGGCGACGCTGCTATTGGCTACTGTGCTTCCTTTGAACTGTTAAACGGCTTCCGCAAAGTAGTCTACTGGACTAAGGATGCCGTTATCAAACACGCCAAGAGATTCAGCAAGAGCTATAATTCTTCTTCTAGCCCTTGGCAGAGTGACTTCGACGCCATGGCAATGAAAACCGTCTTGGCGTATACACTGCGTCATTGGGGGCCAATGTCTATCGAAATGCAGAAAGCAATGGCAGAGGACGTGGACGCTCACGAGAAGCCTTTAGACCTTTCCAAAGACAGCAGCGTCGAAACCATTGAGACCGAGGATGCCTCTGAGACGCGTGTAGTCGACACTGAGAGCGGCGAAATTCTTCAAGACGATGAATTTACCGCAGAGGATATTGAAGCCGCTGTAGAAGGCGAATAAGTCTTTTATAACTCTGGTCTGAGCGGGCAAACTGAAAGCTCCGGCTATCCGTCAGCCGCTCCTTGGGCTTGCGGCAAGCTCGCTCGGATTCAGACTATAGATTTAGGAGGACGCAAATGATTGACACAACTTACAACGAAATGCCCAAGCTTACATGGGGTGAAATTATTACTGTCTGCGGCGCTGCCGTACTTGACGCTAAAGGTGATGGCAGAATCACGGAAGATGAAGCAGAGAAAGTTTTCGACGTTCTGTCGGCTGCGATTCATGTAATGCGTGACCATAAAAGAGCTGCCGAAATTTTGAAATTCATGCAAGAAGTTGGGATGGATTACGAAAGCAGCATAAACAAAACCTTAGCAAAACGAATGGAGGTATAAAACATGAAAGACGAAAAAATACATCTTGTGTTGCACCCTGACTTCTTTAAACAGCTTAAAGTCAAAAAAATGTTGAGACTCCCTTATGGAGATAAATATCTCGTTATTTACATCAAGATGATGCTCTTGGCGGGTAAGAATGATGGTTATCTCAAATACGACTGCAAGCAGGAAGAGTTTGTTGAATACCTCTCCTTAGACCTCGACGAGTCGACGAACATGGTAGCGGAGGTGCTGACGTTCCTCCTGACTAACGAGTTGGCAGAGACTCACGGGAAGACTGCTTACCTTAACGGAGCAACCTACATAGGAGATAACATCTGTTCTAAGGAGACAGAGAATAAACAATAATAAGGAGGCGGCTGTTTTGGGTAAAAGATATTGGTGGCTTAAATTGCAAGAGGATTTCTTTCGTCAGATTGAAATTAAAAAGCTGCGCAAGATTGCTGGTGGCGATACATATACCGTAATTTATCTCAAGATGATGCTGCTCTCGCTCAAAAGCGAAGGACGAATCGCATATGACTGTTCGGAAAGCGAGTTCGTGGAGAACTTGGCTCTAGACATTGACGAGGACGAAGAGAACGTAGCCGTCACAGTAGCTTTTCTGCAAAAGCATGGGTTACTGATTGGAACTGACTCAGAAAGCGAAATTACCTTGCCGAAAGCAGCAGAGGCGATAGGCTCTGAAACCGCGGCAGCAAGCCGTATGCGGGACATGCGAAACCGTAAAAAAGCAGACGAAAGCGTAACATTGTTACACGATGGTTACGGTGTTGTTGCACCTGCGTTACGTAGAGATAGAGTAAGAGTAAGAGAAGAGATAGAGATAAAGAAAGAGCAAGAGTTAGATAAAGCTGCCACTGCTCCGGGCGTTCCGAATCCCTTCGCCCTCTGGAACTCAAATATCTGCCCGATGACAGCGATTTTGTCTGAGAAGTTGCAAGCGCTTATCGAAGAAGTCGGAGAGTTGCCCGTGTGTCAAGCGATTGAGTCTGCGGTGCTCAACGGCGTGAGAAACTTTAACTACGTGCAAGCGGCGGCTCGTGGCATCGCTAGGGGCGAGACGAAACAATCAAAACCGAGCAGTAGCCCTCGCAAAGAGAAAAACGATGTGGAGGGCGCATACAACGAGATGATGGCGGCGTTTGGAGGGGATGGCAATGGATAACGCAGAGCTGCGAGCAAAAACCCTAGCTGTTCTGTTTGGAGCCTTCGGACAAGCAGGAGAAGTGAAGCGCATGAAGATTTACATGGAGTTCACGGAGGCGATTCCTGCCGTTGTCCTTGAAAAAACTTGCAAGAAACTGGTGGCTGAGGCTCGCTTCCTGCCGACGATTGCAGAAATCGCTGATGCTGCCGCCGAAATTATTGGTGAGACGAACGAAGAACTACGCATGAAGCCTTGGAACGAGGCTTGGGGTGAGATTGAGCGCGCAATGCAAGCGACACCGTGGGGCAAAACTCCGCAGTTTAGTACGCCGGAGATTGCACAAGCAGTCAACAGCTTCGGCTGGCTGCCACTCCAGTGTTCTCTGGCAGAAGATATGCCGACGGTCAGGGCGCAGATGCGCAGATTTTACGAGGACGCTTGTAGGCGTAGCAAGTCCAAAGCCAAGAGCGACTACGCACTGGGCAGAAATCCTGCCGGAATCATCGGGGTTCCCAAGGAAAAAATCGAGAACCGTAGCAGTGGGCTGACGAGTGCAACCGACATTATGCGCAATTTGCTCTCTTAGCGACGGAAATGCCGCTAGATTTAATTTTAAGGAGCGACTGGTATAAAGTTACAAACAGCGTACCTAGAAACAAATCTAGCCCATATTCCGTTCGCGAGAGCGGCATATACAATTCAAGGAGTGAGCAAGGTGGAAATTGAGAACGTGATGTTTGATGTCAAAGACAGACCGTACTGCTGCAAGTGCGGTAACGAAATCAAAAAGCTGGTACACGCTTACACGGTACACGAAAAGTGTGGAAATCTGTACGTTCTGAGGTGCGGATGCTGCGGAGCGACGATGCTCGGCAGAGACAACGGTTACTACGACAAAAACCGCAAAAAATAATTTTAATAAAATTTATTAAAATTAGAAAAGCGGATGAAAATAGAGAGAAAAACAGGGAGGCAAACATGAAAAGAACGGCTACGGGTGTTAGAGATATTCATGGTGACATGATTTACACCGACGACATTCTGAAAATCAAAGGACAGTACAAGGGAGAAATCTTTAGGCAGCATGGACGCTGGCTGGTAGCGGTGGAAACTTTGAGGTTCATGTTTCCGGTGACTATACTGCCGCTCACAACGGCGGTTGATGTTTATAAGGCTGAGAGAAAGAAGGAGGAATAGCGGTATGGGTGAGCATTTAATTCTCAAAGACAGGTTCGCTATAGATGGCAAGGAGTATATCTTGTCAACAGTCGCCTTGCCAATAAGCATCATGATTACCGATAAGCCGTTTCCGATTGCGCCGCTTGAAATAATGCTTTTCGGTATTGATGAAAACGGCCGTACAAATTGGAATGACCTCTACTACGAACAATATTACTGGAAAGAAGATGCGGAAGCAAGACATAAAGAACTGGTCGAAAAGGCCAGAAACGGTATTAAGTTTTGGGAGGAAGAATGATGATTGAATTGATTTGCAAAGCCCTCACTTACATGATTGAGGTTATCATGGTTATTCTTATTGCTGGCATACCTGTTGTTATTGGTATCGCTGCATTGGTGGCACTGTGGAGGTGGCTCGGGATATGAATAACCGTGAAAGGCAGAAGCTGAAATACTATCTGCATCGCTTAAAGAAGGCATACAGATGGTTCAATATTGAAATGCAAGAGTGGATTAAGGAGTGGTGCGAACGATGAAAAAATGTAAATGTGGCGCGATGCTAAAACTTTATAAATATCATCACTGCTATGGTGGTGCTGATTATTTGACATATGCAGCTATTAGCTGTACGAAATGCGGGCGTGAAACCAAAGTAGAACTGTTGGAAAACGTCGAACGGGCGTGGGAAAGAAAGGTGGAAGAGTAATGAACGAGCCAATTATTTCACCGTGGCTGATTTATTGGGCAGGGAGAATAGACTTTATACAAGGGTTTTGCTGCATAGTAGGTATTATTGTAACTATATATGCTATGATAGCTACATTGGCAGTTATAACAGACGATAATAAGGATAAAGAATCCGTTAAGGCAGTTAAAATAATTGTTTGTACAGCTTTGGTTTTAGATATGTTGGGAGCATTTCTCCCAACAGAAAAAGAAATATACGCTATGTACACCTTGGAACATATAACACCTGCCAACATCAAAGCTACAGGTGACTTCGCGGACAAGGCTGTGGATAAGCTGATTGAGAAAATAGCAAAAGCAAGTAAGGCGATAAAGGAGTGATAACATGGCTAAAAATCTTATCCCAAAAATCGCCCAAATGCTCGACGTGGAGCTTGGCGAAGAGTTTAAGGTCGATAAATACGACGAGATGACTTTTAAATTTGCCGAAAATATGTTGGTGGCAAGAGCTGATTTCAAAGGGGCGAAGTGGGGAATTACCTACGTAGTTTTGAGCGAATTACTGGGTGGCGATGCAGAAATCGTCAAATTACCGTGGAAGCCGAAGAAAGGCGAAACTTATTATACCTTTGGGCTTTTGGGCAGTAAGTGGGTTGTTCGCTCGTTGTGGTGGGGCGGATTCCCGGAAGAGTATGCCCTGCTAGACAAAGGCTGGGTATACCGCTCAGAGAAAGAAGCGCAAGCTGCTTTGCCTAAAGTGGCTGCGGAATTAGGAGTGGAATATAAAATTTAGGAGAGAAAACTGTAACATGTTGCAAAAATCTCTTGTAGCTGTTGCAAAAAATGCAACAGCTCAAAATCCCTTGAAAAAGTTGAGGAGTGACACAAAAAGTCCCTTGAAAAAGTTTAGGAGGTGCAGACGATGATTAAGTTTATTTCTTACGACGGAGCTTGGCCGAATCTTTGTCGTGGCGAACTGATTGTTGAAAAAGACGGCAAGCAATATTCTATCTGCGGAGCGTTGGTTTCTGGTGGAGGCTGCGGATTCGATTCTGGCTGGGAAGAAGCGGTTGAAGAAGGCCCGTGGATTGTCACTGTAGACGAACTTCCCGACGAATTGAAAGGTGATGTTGCCGAACTGGAAGAGTTGGTTAACAAAAATATTCCGTGGGGTTGCTGCGGAGGGTGCTTGTAAATGAACAAATTATGGCAAGGAGGGAAAATAAATGATGACGTTAAACCGCCGAAGATGGTGGAATGGTCTGTCGGCCAACGAAAAATATTGGCGTAGAGAAATTTTGCTTTTGAAATCCAAAAGAAAAGAAGAAAAACACCATGCGAGCACCACATGGAGCAGCATAGTTAAAAAAACTGCTGTTACACGAATCAATCGCTACACAGCACATATACGTGCCATGAAGCATGAGCTGGAACGTAGTAAGGTTGCAAAGGTAAAGAAAACCGTAAAAGGCGAGTTCTATTGCAGCAACTGCTGCCAATTTGTGCAACGATACGACAATTATTGTGCTACCTGTGGCAGAAAACTGCGCTGGATTGTCGAAGATAGTAGGTTGCATTTAGGAGATGGCGAAAATGAATAACAAGCCTATATGTGGCGAATGGCATGGTAATGATGTTATGCCGAGCGAAAATGAACTCTGTATTTTTGAAATCAAAGTCGGAGAATCGTCAAAAGGAGACATATTTATTGGCTACAGGCAATGTGACATAATCGCTAGAGAGAGCTTTGACTGCGAATTCGCATGTTTTGAAGATGCCGTTATTCGCTGGTGCTATATTGATTTAAATTAAGCCCTAGGGTGCGGCGGCTGGGTTGCCGAATGGCAGTAGGTTCCCAAGAATTCCCACGCCGTCGCTTTTTATAAAAAGGAGGCAGAAATGATTAAGTTTATTTCTTACGACGGAGCTTGGCCTAACTTGTGCCGTGGAACTTTGACTGTCGAGAAGGACGGAAAGCAATATTCTATGGCGAATGTTTTAGTATCCGGAGGAAGTGTAAGTTTTGACAACGACTGGGAAGAGTGTATTGAAGAAGGCGACTGGTCAATAGACCGCGATGCTCTTGTACCAGAACTGCAAGATGACTGGCGCGAATTAGAATCTTTAGTAAACGATGAGATTCCGCACGGCTGCTGCGGCGGTTGTATTTAAGGAGGGCGGACAATGAATGATGAAAAACTAATCGTGATGCTATTTGCCTTTCGGTATGCCGTACACAGGATAGGCACACAAAGCCTGTCTGCCATCCAAGGCGAACTGGTGACAAACCTTCACCGCTTTCCAGACTGGATGCTGGCGCAGATGGAACGTGACCTTGAATGGAACTTCGAGGTAATGGCCATGCGCAAGGAAGAACGTGGCACGGTCGGACTTGATGATGACTGCGAGTTCCAGAGACCTTTCTTGGACGCAGTTAAAAAACAACGCAGAAAATTAAAGGAGGACAACAAATGCCAACAGTAGAGTTAATCTCAATCACACCAAACCATATGAAGCTGCTAAAGAAGGCTTGCAGTAAACCTTATGGGAATGATGTGTCCGACAAAGGTATTCAACATATCATCAACAGTGGTCACTTGTCTGTCTTGGAGCATTGTTATGCTTCCTTTGAAGTTGAGTGTTCTGTACGTGTGTTAGGTCAACTGACACGCCATCGCCACCTGTCTTTTACCTGTAAGAGTGCAAGAGGTAGCAAATTTGATGTGCTGGAGTTGCCGCATGGTGACTTTATTCTTCTCAATGATTTGAGTAGAGTTGTTATGATTCCGTATCAAGAGGCACTTAAAGAAGGTGTACCAGAGCAGGATGCTGCTTATTTCTTACCGCAAGGTGTCCGCACATCCATCGTGGTCACTGGTAACTTCCGTGCTTGGTTTGAGTACCTGCCGAAACGCTTGTGCCGACGTGCTATGCCGGAACATAGAAGGCTTGCAGAGCTTATCCGTCAAGAGCTTGCAAAAGCAGCGCCGGAGATTTTCGGTAGAAACTTTATGGGATGTTCTGATTGCAAAGAACAATCCTGTACATTCGGACATAAGAAATGGGATAAGAAATAATGACAGCAATGAGTGAAGAAGATATGAAAGTTCTAGGAAAGAACATTTCCTTGGCCAGACGCAGACGTGGCGTATCTCAGATTGATTTAGCGAAACAGGCTGCGGTTAGCCAAGTGCATCTTAGCTGTGTAGAGAATGGAAAAACGGGAGTTGCGTTAAATATAGTGATGCGCCTTGCCGAATCATTGGGATGCTCTCTTGATGAGCTTGTGTACGGCCAAAGAAACGGCCGGAAGGAATCAATCAGATTTGAACCAGTCGAGGGCGCGCCGTTTGGCACAAAGATTCCGGTGCGTGGCACAAAGTCTGCTGCGGGGTATGATTTCTATGCTCCGTATGACATTGTTGTTCCTCCGCACGGACTCAGCAAGCTCGTGCATTTCAACATCAAGGCTATCATGCCGCAGGATATGTTCCTGTTCTTGAGAATCAGAAGCGGACTGGCCGTAAAGCATGGCCTCATGGTTCACTGCTCTGGTATCATCGACGCTGATTACGCCAACAATCCCGACAACGACGGCAACATTGGCGCTATGTTTATCAACAGTTCTGACGAAGAATACATCATCAAAAAAGGCGAGCGCTGTATGCAAGGAATTTTCCTGTGTTACAACACAACCAACAATGATAACGCCAGCGGCGCTCGTGGCGGTGGCTACGGCAGCAGCGGTAAATTTTAGGAGGTATGCGCAGTGAATTTTAAGGAGCCGATGAACTGCGGGAAGAAAACCCTGCGGTTCAAGGTTATGGGGGAGCCAGTAGGCCAAGGCAGACCTAGATTTACTACAATCAGTGGTCACGTCAGAGCCTACGAACCCAAAGGAAGCACCGAGGAAAAAGCGGCTATCAGACTAATGGCACAGCAAGCCATGACTGAACAGGGCTGGAGCTTGCCTAGCCCCGAAATGCCGCTCAAAGTCGAGATTAAGTCATGCCGAAAGGTTCCGTCTGGCAGACAAAAATGGTTCGCTGAGGCCGGACTGATAGAGGCTGTCATGCCTTTGGGTAAACCGGACGGGGACAACATCGTCAAGTTGTATCTTGACGCTATGAATGGTGTTGTTTATCCCGATGACAAACAAGTTTATGACATTCACATCATCAAGATGTATGCTGATGCACCCTACACAGAGGTGGTTGTCACAGGGTACTATCAAAATATGGGCGAGGTTAAAGCCGTCGCCAATGCTAGTCTGAAACGTAAAAGGGAGGCAAAGAAACATGAATAAAGAACAGCGTATAGAAGATTCTACAACCAGCGCCAATGCAGAATATGTGGCGTTTGTAAGCAAGACTTTCGACGAACTTAAAGAGTTATTTATTGCAAAGAACTCTCAGTATGGTTCGGGTGAGCCGCTGGAGAATTTAAAATTGGGAGCTATTCTCGAAGAGGCTGTCTACAACAATGAACCATTCTCTTGCTCTTGCTCCGAAGCAGTCCCTCATGAATGGTTGTGGTGGAAACGAATGTGGAAAGAAATATCCAACTACGAGCGTAAGCATATTGTTCATGTCGCTATGCACGGCATCGAGGGCGACAAGGTGGACGAATCGCTTAAAGACATTGCCGTATATAGCGTTATCAAACTTTACATTTACAAGAAGCTCTGTGAAGCACTTGACAAAGAAAAGGAACAACTGGAGGTGGGACGTTAATGGATTGGGAATTAGTAATGGCTTTTGCTATGGGCGCTGGCCTTGGAAGTTGCTTGACGTTTGGCATTTTCTATGTCGTGATTGATACATTCTTTATCATAGAGGATGACGATGAAGATGCCGAAGCGAATAAAAATTATAATTTAAAATAAAAGAAAGAAGGGGTAGACTTGAACAAGGAGAAATACATGAGCAAAGAGGAATATCTTAGCTGGCTGAAAATAGGGATTCTCGCTGGTGAAGCCGATAAAGCCGCTGAAACCACAAAAGATAAGGTGTGGCATCGAAAGCTCAAATGTGTTGCGACATATTGTCAGAACATTATTGAGGAAAGGATTGCCTATCTTGACCAAAAACAACTGGCGAGCCTCAAACGCCGTAGAAAACAAACCGATTTGAAACTCTGCACTAGCGTACCAGTCAGAGCTAGAGAAGGAGAACCCAATATTACCGTCGAGACCGAGGACTTATACGACCTCTTAGACCTTGCGCTTAAAGCCTGTATGTGCTGTGAGCAAGGCAAGTACGTCAAGGACTGTAAGTGGCGCAAGGTGTTTCATCGCATTGAAGTTGAGCCTATCCGCACAGCTCCTAAAGAGGGAGAGTGCGAGTTTCGTTTGGACAACGAACTGTACTTCTTAACTCCGCAAGAATATCGCATCGAAATGGCTAAGACCGCCAAGGAGAATGACGCTGATGAGAAAGATGTACACATAACTACTGCTTTATAATTTTTTTCATAACTGTTGAGGTGAGTGCATATCACTTGCCTCAACATACTAGCATATTTATCGGGGGATACATGCACTCGACATAGCGAAAGGGGAATATAAACATGAATCATTTTGTTGGCTTAGGTCGTTTAACTAGAGAACCGGAGGTAAGTTACACTCAGAACGGCAAGGTGTATTGCAAGTTCACCGTTGCTATCGACAGACCGTTCCGTAAAGACCAGCCCAAAGAGGCTGACTTTATTAATTGCACCGCCTTCGGAAAGACTGCTGAGGCTATCGGCAACTACTTCCATAAGGGTAGCCGCATCCTCGTCAATGGCAGTCTGCAAATCAGCAGCTACACAGGCAAGGATGGCAACAAGAAGCAAAGCGCTGCTATCATGGTCAACGGCTTTGACTTCATCGACAGCAAAAACAGCGCATCTTCCAATGGTGGCGGTGGCTTCGCGAACATGGGAGCACAGCAGGAACTGGACGACAACTTCAACTTCTAAGCGAGGTGATTTGGCATGGGCTTAAAGCGAATCTGTAGTGAGCAGACATTGGAGTTCGTAATACCGGGCAGACCAATCTGTCGTGGGTATCGCAAGTGGAAGAACGGAGAGGAAAGCGTCAAAAATAACGTAGATGCCTACACATCAGTGGTAGCGATGATAGCAAAGACTGCTCTTGCTTCTCAAAACTGGGAGTACAGTGATGCTGACCCTGTTTACATTGTTATTACAATCAATTTAGCATCTCCTATTGGCAACGCAAGCAAGGCTACACGAGAGCTTATGTGGAAGGGGAAGATACTTCCCACAAGATACCCGACGGCAGATAGAATCCTAAAGATTATCATGTATGCTTTGGAAGGAATTGCGTACAAAGGATGCAAGCAAGTAGTGGGCGTTTCTGTAGTTAAACGCTATGGCAAGAAAGATGCTGAGAGCGTGGAAGTATTGATTGGTAAACCAAAGAATTGGAGTGAGCTAAACAATGACCTTAGAAACTCCTAGCGTTAATGAGCGACGCAAACGTAATTGGAGAGCAGGAAGGCACCCTCAAAAAGGGTTCGCTTTGGTTGAAAAAATGTTTTACTACTATCATAGAATCAAGAAGGCCGTTGAGATAACAAGGGCAGAACAAGGCTATTATCAAAGCGGCGGTAGAACAGGCGGTGGCAGTAGTAATCACGCCTTCATATCAGACCCGACTGCTACAATAGCAATGAAACATTATCAACCGCTAGGGAAGGTTATCATCAATGCCGACAGGCTCAACGAAGAAGTGATAACCAACCCCGAAAAATGGCTAACCATAGTTGAGCAAACCTTTATATACTTTGATGACGAAGAATTAGTAAGCGAAATTCTTTGCCGTAGGTTTTTTAAAAACGAACCTATGGCAACAAGCTGCATAGAACTTGGCTTGACTTACGGCAAATACTATAAGCTCCGTGATGTAGGTATCGACTACGCCTTGAAGTGTGCGATACAATTAGGGGTAATAAAAGTATTTGAATAACAAAAAAAGGCTGGCACTTTTGTGCCAGCCGTGATATAATAATTTTCGGTAAGCGCTATTTCATTTTTCCAACTAACATTCCACCTTAATATGTTAGGTTCGTTTACCACCTTTTTTCACAAAAAACCCCCCGCGCAAGACGCGGGGGGTTTTTTTTTTTT